ACTTCTGCGGTTTCATTATCTTAAGGACTTTTCTAAAGGTTTTAAGTCTGGGTATAACTATGGTCTTTATAAGAATAATGACTTCTGCCCATTGAATATTGGTGGTATTCAGGGAGTTTGTGTGTTTACTGGGCTTCCTGTGCCTGAAATTGCAAAAGGTGCTTTTGGATTAGAAAGAAATGAACAACAAGGACTTTTTGAACTTTCACGCCTCTGCATTCACCCAGACACACAATCTGACGAGCATAATATCACTTCTTGGTTTGTTTCAAGATCGATTAGACAGTTACGGAAAGATACTGAAGTTAAAGCAATCATCTCTTACGCTGATAGTGATTTCCATAATGGTACAATCTATCGCGCTTGTAACTTTAAATATTGCGGACTCACAGACCCAAAAAAAGATTTCTACTATGCAGACGGAACTAAACACTCTAGAGGCAAAATTAAAGGTGCTGAAGGAGAGTGGAAAGAACGCTCCCGCAAGCACCGATATGTGATGGTTTTTGATAAGAATCTAGAACTCTTATGGATTTGATGCCCTAGTATTTTCAGTTTTTATCGTTGTTTCATTTACATATTGAGATGATTGATCATAAGTCATCTCTTTTTTAGTATCATTTAAAACTTGCTGCAAGTATATACGTTTCAATACATAAATTGATCTTTTTTCATTATTTTTTCTAACCTCATATTCATAATTACTAATACCAGTAACTGGATTTAATAATGTTGTTGAATCTCCTGGTTTTGGAATTGTAAAATTAGAATCCACAATTTTACCTGCGGGAAGAATCAAACGATCTTGTGAATCTTTAACTTCCTTAGTTTCATAATGATGAACTGAATTTAAATTATTGCCATAAATTTGTTCTGCATAATCATAAAGATCTTTATCGGACAGTGGCCATTGATCTCTAACTCTTGTAATTCCAGCAGCAATTAATACTACCCAATCATATTGGGAACTTCCATAAAGTTCTTCTGCTACTGTTTCTGGTCGAGCACCATCAACAATTTGATATTTGTCAAAAACTGTAAATACATTTTGTAAGTCATCACGAAGTTTAACACGACGAAATAAATTTTTAACAGTCAAATATTCGTCAGATGACTTTTTATCTGAAAGAAAAGACTGATATTCTAGATTTGGCAAATTTCTAAAGTAAGACATTAGTAACCGACTCCTGTTCTACCTTCAGCAGTGTTATCATATTCTTCTGCATAAATTGGTGATAGTTCTTGAAACTGTAGTGTCATTTGCATATGAACTGGTGTTGCATCTGAATAAGTAGCATATTGTGCAGAACCATTATAATTTACACTCATTTGTGTGAGAGCACATGGTTTAAAACGATGTAAAAACGGATGTGGTTTTCCACCACTCATATATTGCAATTTAAAGACATTTGGTGCTTTAACAAAAAGACCTCCACCTCCACCTGTAGTAGTTGGAGTTCCTTTTTGGGGAGTCATATTCTTCTTAAAGGTTCTAATGATTTCTTTAATTCTATTAGATTCATCTTTTGATCTTGGAACCATATCAAATGAAAACTGATATGCTGGACGAAGAGTTACTCCATTAAATAATAATTCAACGTTTTGGTTGAATACATTTCCTGTTGCTCTTGATATTATTTGATTTATATCTCCTTGACCCAATACTGCCTGCATTGCTGCTGCTGCTGCTCCTGCTGCTACTCTTTTTTGACCTTCTCCACTAGCAACAGCATCTCCAATGTTTACTCCAAATTTTTTAAGAGATTTACCTATTGACCCAGCAATATTATCAGATAAAACTGCAGAATTTGCTGCATTTGCAATAGACGCTGCTATCGGATTCATCGTTCCTGTAGTCCAATCAGCAGCATTATTATCTTGAATATTCGCTGGCATTGGAAGTATAATTGTATCTATAGCACTCTTAACACTCAATGCTTGTTCAGTTGTTCCCAATGCGAATCCGCCTGTTAACTCAAGACTCGGTGCTTTATATTCAACTACTTGAATTTGGAAATAGTCGTCTTGATTTCCAATATATTTAATTGGATATCGTAATTGTGCCATTTATTTTTTTTAATTATTTATTGTTAATTTTGTATTAATTTACCATAAGGCACTGATCTTAACGTTGCGAACTCTTGTTGACTCAATTCAAACAATCCACTTACTAATCTATCACCATCCATTGTATTATATTGTCTTATTTTTCCAAGATGATAATTGAATCCTCTAAATCCTTTTGGTAATATATCTCCTGCCATAATTAAAGGATGGCGATCATAAAGAATTCCTGGAGTTACTGCATAATAGATGTAAGTATAATATCTTCCTGGAGATGGATATGCCCTTTCGCTACCACTTAAACGTGAGAGAATTGCATCCATCAGTTCTTCAGGACTTTCATTTCCCATTAAAGACTCTTTAAAATCTTTAAGGCGATTTGATAGTCGTTTACCATCAATTCTTCTGGGGGATTTTGGATTGGCATCTATGTAATCAGAATCATTTTTAATAATACTGACTAATTGTTCTTTTGTTAATCTACGATAACCACTGAGTTTTCCTTGCCCACTTGCAGTTGTATAGTAAACACTATAAGATTCTGCAATTTCAATCAATTGCTCTTTAGTGTAATCTTTTAATGGTTTTTCGTATCCAGTGAGTGCCATTACTTAATACCAAGTTCGTTTTCTGTTATGATCTTAAATTCATAACCACGATCAGCACACCATTCTTTTGCTGCTTCCCACTTTGATTGGTTTTTTGCATACTCATAAACTTCACGAATATAATTTTTTGACTGTCTTTGTGGTTTCACTGGAGGAACAGTTTGTTTTTTTGGTTTAATTTCAATCACATATTTTTTAATTGTTCCGTCAGATTCTTTGACTTTTATAAGAAAATCGGGAAAGTATCTTCTTACTTTTTTAGAAATAGGATCGTAATATCTAACGATTTTCTCTTCTGATGACCATTCCAAGACATTATCATTTGTATCACAGTAAACCATAAATTTTCTTTCCCATAGAGACCTATAAATTATTGAGGTGATATCTCCACGATACTTATCTGGAAAGGATGGTTTATATTTTCCTTTGTATGCTGCCATTATTTTTACTTCTCCGTTTTCTATCATTAATGACCGAGTGTTAGACATTTTTTCTTTTGTTTCTTCACTATGTTTTTTACCTTTCCAACTTGGAGGTCTCCTAGATAAAACTTCTGGGGTTTTTGGATAAGGATTTTTATTTTTGGTTCCTTTTGGTCTTCCATTAATATTCTGATATTGTTTAAAATTTTCTCTATGTTGATTTTTTCTTTTTATAACATTTTCAGTTTCAGAATCCCAATATTCTTTTACAATTGTATTAGCGGAGCATTTTGAAGAGCAAAATTGTTGGTATCCTTTTGTATAATCAACATACTTTGTTTCTTTATTACAGTGGCGACAAAATCCTTCATTTTCTTTCTTTTTAAATTCATCATATAATTTTTTAGAGTCATATCCGTGACATTTAATATGAGGCATTAATCCTCTTATTGTTTTAAATGACTTACTGCAAATGGGGCAATTCATATTTGATGGAATGTTTCATAGATATTTATAACGTGAATGGTGATATTTTCCTTTATATGACATCTAAATACTTACAATAAGAAATTCATAATAGGTATTTAGAGTGGCAACACCACGTAGGATATCAGATATTAGACCATTATTCACCAATCTTGCACAAACTTCTCATTATGAAGTTAAGTTTGGTGGATTGCCTTTACAATTGACATCATATCTAGGAACTAGGGGGGTTGACTCAAGATTTATTTCTGAGGATGCTGGTCTTTTATGTAATAATGCCTCTCTTCCAACAACACAACTTGCTACTGTAAATATTGATGGAAATTATATTGGAATCACAGAAACTTTTGCACACCGTAGACAATATCAGGATATTAGTCTTGAATTCTATGTGGATAGGAATTATAAGACCTTAAAATTCTTAGAACATTGGATGGAGTTCATTGCAAGTGGATCATCAAATCCAATTAATGGATATACACCAATTAATACTAATGTAGATCAAGGATATTTTATAAGAATGCAATATCCCGAATATTATAAATCAAATCGAACAAGAATTATTAAATTTGATCGTGATTATAATAGAGAGATCGAATATACATTTATAGGATTATATCCTTATACCATTGCATCAATTCCAGTTTCATACTCACAATCTGATATAATGAAAATGCAAGCGACCTTTAAGATTGATCGATATGTAATTGGAAAAGCATACAGTTCCAACATTCTTAATAATACAGATAACAATAAAGAACCTTCTTCTCCAACTCAACAAACTGGAGATCCATTGATTTTTAGAACAGGAACATCTTTAGGATTACCTGGCGGATCAGTGCCAATTAAATATATACCTGGAAATGTTAATCCAGTAGTTCTTAAGAATTGAAGTCTAAATATAGATAAATGATTTGAATTAAAAAAATGCCACTTCCTTCTATATCAACGCCGACATATGAGTTGGAAATTCCCTCATTAAAAAAAGAAATCAAATATCGTCCTTTTCTTGTTAAAGAAGAGAAAATCTTAATTATTGCATTAGAAAGTGAAGATTCCAAACAAATTGCTGATGCCGTTAAGAATGTAATTAGCAATTGTATTTTAACAAAAGGAGTTAAAGTTGATCAACTTGCAACTTTTGATATTGAATATCTCTTTTTAAATATTCGTGGTAAATCTGTTGGAGAAAATGTTGATGTCTTGATCACATGCCCAGATGATGGAAAGACTCAAGTTCCAGTAAGTATTAGTCTTGATGATATTAAAATCACAATTGATAAGGATCATTCCAGAGATATTAAATTGGATGATACTTTGACTATGAGAATGAAGTATCCATCCATGAAAGAATTTATTAAAACAAATTTTGGAAATGATTTTAATATGAGTGTGGATGATACTTTTGATTTAATTCTATCTTGTATCGAACAAGTTTATAGTGAAGAAGAATCATGGGCAGCATCAGATTGCACACAAAAAGAACTTTCCGACTTTATTGAGCAATTAACTTCTAATCAATTTAAAGAAGTTGAAAAGTTTTTCTCAACGATGCCCAAACTTTCTCATATAATCAAAATCAAAAATCCAAATACTGGAGTTGAAAGTGAAGTATTGTTGGAAGGATTATCAAGTTTTTTCGCCTAGGAATGGCTCATGAAAATCTTGAGTCATACTACAAAACTAATTTTTCTCTTATTCAGCACCATAAATATTCATTGACGGAAATTGAGGGAATGATTCCTTGGGAAAGGGAAGTTTATATTGCTCTTCTCAAACAATATATTGAAGAAGAAAACCTAAAGAATAACGCAAATGGCTGAGTTAGATCCTGGAAAAGTAAGCACACTTGGATTTGATCCAGGCACAGGATCTCCTCTGTCACAAGAAGTTAGAAATGCACTTTTAAAAAAATCTACAATTGATAGATCTGTTTTTAGAAATGAATTATTAGAATCTGAAAATAGAAAGAAAGATATTGATACACAGAATACTAGAGTAATTCAATCTCAAGAGCAAGCACTTTTGGGATTTAATTCTAATATTCAAGCATTAAGAAATGATATTGGTAAATTAGGAACTGGTTTAGCGGGAATTGCACTGCTTCTTCAACAAGATAATGCCGAAGAAGTGTCGAGAACTAAAGCAGAACAGGAAAGAGAAAGAAGATTAGCAGAGCAAAGAGTTAGAATTGGCAAAGAAAGTCAAATTGAACAAAATATACAAAATGCTCTTGTTACTCCAGTTAAAACCCTAGTTCCAAAAGTAAATGATATATTTGGTAAAATAGGAACAGCACTTGGAATTTTATTTGGTGGTTGGTTAACTAAGCAAGTTGTAGATGCCATGAAGGCATCCGAAGAAGGAAACACAAAATTATTCAATGATATTAAATCTAATATTATTAAAAACTTAGCAATTGTTGGTGGGGGTCTATTAGCAATTAAAGTGGGATTTTCTCTAGTTAAGACTACTATTGGTCGCATTGCTTCTGGATTGACTAAACTATTAATTGCAAAACCTCTTGCACTTGCTGCAGGATTACTTCGAATTAATGGTGGAGGACCAAAAACTACTGGACCAGGACCTAAATCGGGAAGAGGAGGAAAATTCGGAGGAATTGGTAGATTCGTTACTTTTTTAAGTGCGTTGATGAATTTTAAAAATAAAGAATATATTGATGGCATATTAGGTGCTCTTAGTCTTGCTTCCAGAGCACCTGGAGCAATTGGAGCAATTGGAAAAATAGCAGGTATTGCCTTTACTGCCGATGAAATTGCCGAAGCATTTGGTAAAAATATTTTTACTGATTCTGGATTTAATCAAAAAGTTGACGAAATTGCAAAAATTTTTAAAAAAGGAGATCAAAATAATAAACCTACTATATCACCAAAACCAACTCCATCATCCGCTCCTCCTGCTCCCCCTACGGCACAACCACAAACACCTATGATGGGCGATAAACCATCTTCTTCTGCGCCAAGTCCAGAAATGGTTTCAAAATTTGAGCAGGCATGGAAAATGAGAAACTTTGGTCCAGCAAGAAGTCAAATTGAAGATGCTTGGAGTAAAATGAGTCCAGAGCAAAAACAACAAGCAATGGCATGGGCAGCATCAAAAGGATATGATTGGAATGAAATGAAATTGCCAAATGCACCTACTGTAATTTCTTCCCAATCAAATCAACAATCTTCAGATACAAGTAGTGCATCACCAGCACAAGTTTCATCACCAACAAAACCACCAACACAAGTGGGTCAATTGCCAGAACCACAACCATCAATAACAATGATTCGATCATCAAACAATGCAAATCAACAAGCAAATGTTCCATTAACAAATGGATCATTGACTGATGTTCCTTTAATTAATTCCGCAAATCCTGACAATTTCTATGTTTTATATTCTCAACTAAGTTATAATGTGGTGACATAAAATGACATCAGTAGCAGATTCTCTTCGAAGTTCTACAATTAATATTACTAATATTTCTAGATCTTTATTTGATACAAAAAGAAGTGTCTCATCAGTGAATGATTCTGTTAGTAATATTTCTAAAATTATTGCAACAAATACAAGAATTAAAAGAGATTTATTTACAACCTCTGAAATTATCGGTGCTAGAAGAAAAGAGGCATCAAAAAGACAAGAACTTGAAGATCAAATTGAATCATCTAAAGTATCAACTACTCCTTCAAAAGGTCTTGACTTTGCAGGAAGAAGTGATAAAGGACCTTTAGGTAGATTGCTAGGATTTTTGGGATTTATGACTGCTGGTTGGATTGTGGAAAACTTGCCTACTTGGATTTTTATGGGACAAGAATTTATATCTAGAATTCAAATCTTTGGCAAATCAATGTATAATATGGTTGATAATATGAAATTGACTTTAAATTCTTTTGGTAAACTTTTAACAACTTCATTTGATTCAATTGTTAAACTTGATTTTGATGAGTTTACAGATGGAAGTGTTTCCCAATCTTTTGATGAATTAAATCTTGCAGTTCAAAATGTAGGTGGTGACATTACAGAAACATTTAGACTTTTTACAACGCCATTGAATAAATCATTAGAGACTGGTGAAGAAGCGCCAGGACTTGGTGAAATGAGACCTGATACAATGTTTCCTGGAGTTAATCAGGGAGGTATAGAAAGTATATCTAAACTTATTGCAAAGGCAGAGACAGGTGGTAGATATACTGCTTATGCTGGCGATGGTGGTAAAGGAAATCAAGAAATAACCACAATGACTTTAACACAATTGAGAAAAAAATATGGAGATTATAATACTGCAGTTGGTGCATATCAATTTATGCCTGGAACTGCGATTGGATTAGCAAAACAGTTGGGAATGGATCCAAATAAAACTGTTTTTACTCCAGAAATTCAAGATAAATTAAATCAATATCACCTCAAAACAATGGGGTATGAAAAATTTAAAAGTGGAAAATTATCTCAGCAAGAATTTGGAACAAGAATAGCACAACAATATAGAGCACTTCCAGACCCAAGAACTGGTAGAACTTATGCAGATCAGTATGCAAAAGATAATGCTGCACAAGTATCTTTAAATGAGTTTAATACTGCACTCAATGAATCGAGATCACGACCATCTACCACATCAACACAAGTAAAACCAGCACCTATTGTTGTAACTTCTGGATTTGGTTGGAGATGGGGAAGGCAACATCAGGGAATTGATATTGCTCCTAAAACTGGAAAAGTTGAAGGAACTCCCGTAATTATTAGAAAGGGAGGAACAGTTGTATATGCAAATATAGGTAGGGGCAATATGGGACAAGTTTTAATTACTCATGAAGACGGAACTCAAAGTAGATATCTTCATGTTAATAATTTTAGAGTTAAAGCAGGTCAAAAAGTTAGTGCTGGACAAACAATTGCCCATCTTGCTGGATTGGGTTCTCCAGGAATTGGAAACGCTACTGGACCGCATTTGCATTTTGAATATTATTCATCTACTAGTGCGCCACCAACAGATCCAACAGGAGTTTATCAAAACTATGTTTCTTTGGGTGGAAAAGTAATGGGAACTCCACCTAAACCATTAGATCCTAATCAACAATCCAGAGCACCAGATTCTGCACAAATCACATCACCATCAAGAGCAGCACAACCTGCTGCCATGACTCCAGATAGAAAAGGATCCAGTGTTATCTTTATTGATGATACGCAATCACAAATATCTCAAACATCCTATCCATCCGAACAACCTTCAGTTATCCCAACCATCAGTGAATTTAAAGTGTTAAATAATTTTATTAAGAATAAACTCTTACTCGATCTAGCGTATCTATAATGTCAATTAAAAAGTCTTTATATAATGAATTGATTTTAGAATCAAATGATCAATCTAGAACGATTGATCTTATAGGTGGAGCAATCTTATTTGAGTATTATGAAGATATTTTTTCGCCTACAATTACAGCAAAAATTAAAATAGTTAATAATGGAAATGTAATCACTCCAGCAGATGGTAAAAGTGGAGATCGACAATCAATTTATAATGGTTTACCATTGAGAGGAGGAGAGAGATTATCTTTAAAAATCGCTGGAAACTCATCTACAAATCCAGGATTAGATTTTTCAAAAAAATCAGATGATTATTTTTATGTTTCAAGTATTACTGATGTAATTTCTGAAACAAACAGAGAAACTTTTACATTACATTTGGTTTCAAGAGAATCAATTACAAATGAAACTGTAAGAGTATCCAAAAAATTTAAAACTTCTCTTAGAATTAGTGATTCTGTTGAAAATATTTTAAAGGAGTCTTTAAAAACAAATAAAATAGGAACAATCGATAAATCCTCCAACAAGTATGGATTTATTGGTAATCTGAGAAAACCATTTACAGTTCTTGTTTGGTTGGCATCCAAAGCAGTTCCAGAAAGTTCTGGAAGTGCTACTGCTGGATTTTTGTTCTATCAAACTCAAGATGGATTTCAATTTAGATCTCTTGACGAATTAATGTTGCAAACACCTAAAGCAACTTATACTTATACGGAATCTCAAGAATCTTATAATGAAAATGAACAAAAAGTAAATAATGATTTTAAAATTTTAAATTATAATATTGATAGGAATCAAAATTTACTTGAAAAACTCCGTTTAGGAACATATGCAAATTATAGAATATTTTTTAATCCCTTAACTGGAACAATTACACCATCAGGAAAAGTTGTATTCAAGCAAAGCAATTATAATAACAAAACTAGTAATCTTGGAAAAAAATCATTCAATCTTCCAAAATTAAATAATAATTCAAATAAAACACTTGGAGATATTCCTACAAGAACTATAACTGGAGTTTTAGATGTTGGAACTATGGAACAAGATATTTCCAAAGATTTAAATGCAGATCCAACAGAGTATCAATCTCAATCTTTAATGAGATATAATACTTTGTTTACACAAACTGTGAATATGATGATTCCATCAAATACCAATTTAAGAGCTGGTGATTTAATTGAGTGTAATTTTCCAAAAATCACACAATCAAATGCAAAAGAGTTTGATCCCGAAACAAGTGGTCTATATATGATTAAGGAGTTATGTCATCATTTTGATGTTGAAAATTCATATACATCAATGAAATTAATAAGAGATACTTTTGGAGTTAATGTGGAGGTTAGAAAATAACATATGTTAGACCAATCATTAATTCAAAGTCATTTTATTGGTAGAGATGGATTTCGTTGGTGGATAGGGCAGGTTGCTCCTATCGAAGTGTGGCAAGAGCAAGCAAATGGTAATGGATGGGGTCTTAGAGCTAAGGTTAGAATTCTTGGGTATCATCCTCTTGATGTAAGTGAATTGCCTAATGAAGATCTTCCCTGGGCTCAGATTATGCTACCAACAACTGCAGGATCTGGAGGTGCTTTTTATGGAACTAATCCAAAAGTTAGACCGGGCGATATGGTCATTGGGTTTTTCTTAGATGGGGATAATTCTCAAATTCCAATTATTATGGGTGTATTGGGAAAAACAAATAGTTGGGGAGATTTAGGATATAAAAGTCCTTTTGAACCTTTTACTGGATATACTAAAAATATTCCAAAAGTAGATTCTTCAATGAGAGGAGGAACTGTAGGAACTCCTACAAATGAGGATGCAACTACAGCACAAGGTTCTCCTCCTGCTATTGATCCTAAATATGGGCAAACAACATCAAGTGCAATAGGTAAAAAAGTTGTATTGGCCAATACCTGTGATAATACAACTCAACCAATAATAAAGACTGAAATTGATAATTTACTTAAATGGATTCAAGATACACAAGCAAAAATAGGTGAGTATGATCAAAAAATTAGAGATGCTGCTGAAGTTATTAAATGTGCTTTAAGTTGGTTAATAGAAAAAATGTTTAAAAAACTTGAAAAATTTTTAGTAGGAACTCAAGAAGAACCTGGAATTATACCAAGAGGAATACAAACTTTATATACTACAGTTTATGGGACAATATATGCAGCTACGGGAGATCCTTCAATTGCACATCAATCTGGAGTAAAGGTAGAAAACTTACTGATACTTCCAGTTCAATTGCTTGAAAAGGCACTTGTTTGTGTCAAGAATACTGTATTAGATGGATTGAAATCATTTATAGTGGAAATTTTAAATTCTTTATTACAAAACATAAAATCTTTTGTGACTTGTGCTGCAGAACAATTTATTGGTGTAACTCTAAATGCGGTTGTAGATCAGGTTTCTACTGCTTTAACTTCTGCTCTAAATGGAGTGCTTGGTGCTTTGGGAGTTGTTTTTAATATTGCCAGTTTTTTACGTAATGGATTGGACGAGTTAGGCAGTTTACTTGATTGTGGGCAAAGTAATACAAAATGTGACGGCACAAAAGAATGGATAATTGGTGTTGGTCCAGCAAATAATCAAAATACCAACATTGAAAATATTTTTAATGCAGTAAATAATGTATCATCCATTATTGATACGACCATTCAAGGTGTATCTGGTGTAGTTGGTAATTTTCAAAACTCTGTAGATGCAATAAATTCAACTGTAGATATTTTAAATGGAAATTCTTCGTTATCAACTGGAAATATTAATTCTTGTTATACCGGAACTCCGACAAGTTGTGGTCCTCCAACTTTGAAAATTTTTGGTGGAGGTGGTATAGGTGGTGCTGCTATTCCAATTTTTGGTGCAGCAATTCAAAGTACAACCTTATATCAAAATGTATCCCAAACCTCTAGTATTATTGGAGCTACCATTACAAATGCAGGTTCAGGTTATCGTTTTCCACCATTTGTTGAAATTACAGACAATTGTGGATTAGGATATGGAGCAAAGGGAAGATCTATAATTAATGATAAAGGAGAACTTGAAGCAATTTATATTGTATCTTCAGGAACAGGTTATCCAATTGGAGATCAAAAACCAAATGGTATTATAGGTGCTGTAATTCAATCTTCTGGGATTAATTATTCTATTGGCGATACTGCAACTGATGATTTTGGGAATGAATATCAATTAACAATTGAAGATGGCAGAATTATATCTGCTATGCCAATAAATAGTGTTGAAGTTACAGGTCTTCCAAGAATTACTGTAAATTCTAATACAGGATTTGGATCTGTTATGAGCCCAATATTTGGTCCTATTTTATCTACAACTAAAATTCAAACTCAAGTAGATTGCCCAATATAATTTAAAATGGAAAAATTAAACTACGAAGCTAGAGATTATATTAGCATTGGTCCAAATGTTGTAATGACAACCAATGACCCTAGACCAAATGCTGATTCTTCGGCAGTTTTTAGCACATATTGTTTTACAAAAGAAAATAATCAACACAATCAAATCTTTAATCAATCTGGATCTTATAAAATTTTAAATGATAAAGGGATTGAAATTGCTGCTGGAAATAAAGGATCTGACGGGAATGTTGATATTCATATTGTTGGTCAGGGTGGAGATATATGCATTACTGCTATGAGTAATGGTGCAGTTAAAATTAAAGCAAAAACGGTAATGATAGAATCTTTAGAGGATTTGGATTTAAAAGCAGGTAGAAATATTAATATAAACGCAGGATCCGGAAGAATTAAATTAGAGGCTAACAAAATAGATGAAATTGCTATGAATGGTAATGCAGTTACTAATAGTTTTCTTATGAGAGCGTTTTCCTTATCACATAATTATGATGCAGTATCTCAAATATCGCAAGGACAAGATTTATTAATGTCAATACTAGGATCTGTAGGAGTAGTTTAATGGGACTTATTTCACTTGTATTAAAATTTTTAGGATTTCCAGATTTCCCACAAAAAGGGGAAAAAACATTCAATTCTACTGAAACTACATTTGGTAGTAATATAATAGTTGCAGGAGAAACACTACAACAGGGTAACTCTGTTACTTTGAAAGAAAAAATGATTTGTGGAAATCTATGGATGCTTAAAAATCCATTCGATAGAAAACCAATAATTCCAAATATTTTTGGTTCTTTTGGAATAATTACTGGATGGTCTGGAGTCTTTGTAACAGGAATTACACAAACTCTTGGGACAGTATTCGAATCTGGAACTTCTATGAAAGTAGGAGCTTTGGATGTAGATTATTCTGCAATGAATAATAACTTTGCTGGATTATCTGCAGATGTTCTTCCTCAACATTTTACAGTTACTCCAGATGATTCTTTAACTTGCCCTGCAGGAGATTTAGCTGGACTATGGAATTTTAATGGAATACCAATTTCAACTCAACCAGACCTTACTTCAGATATTCGTCTGAAAAAAAATATTGAGCGTTTTGATAATGGATTAAATATTGTCTTGAGTTTAAAACCAGTTCGTTTTGACTGGAGAGAAGATAAATGTTCTTCATCATTCTTACAAGAATTTAGAGAACCTGATGATGAATATGGATATCCTGGAAAAATTAAAAGACAATTTGGACTAATTGCACAAGAGGTGGAAGAAATTATTCCAGATGTTGTCGGTGAAAGAAAAATGTATGATGAAATATACAAGTTAATTCGTTATGAAAAACTAGTTCCAATTTTAATTTCTGCAGTTCAGGATCAACAAAAACAGATTGAAGAACTTAAAAATGAAATTAACTCTTTAAAAGAACAAAATAAATAAAAGAAATAGATTGTGAAAAATGATTGATGAGACACTGAGAAATCAAGTTATTAAAATTCTTGAGGATGAACAAAATCAACTTGTTGGAGTATTGGATCCGCAAACTGGATTAAAAGTTCCAGAAACTATTAGTATCATTGAAACTCAGAAAAATTCTGATGGATCTATTGTTGAAAAGGTAGTTGAACAACCAAGTAATTATGTAAATGAAAATGTAGATTCACAACTCAGATCTAAATTTGGCGATGATGCACAAACTTTACAACAATATTGCAAACTTATAGATGATAAAATCATTTCAATTAATGCGGAAATTAATTCTAAAAAGCAAACAATAGTTTCGCTATCGACACAGGCAACTTCTGGAAAATGCTGGCCTGGTATTGCATTTAGTACTAACTTTTTACAATTTTTAGATATTAGTAATATTGTAACAGTTAATAATGATATAGAAAATCTTCGAATTTATCCAAATATTTCTGGACCAACGGTTAGATATGATGTAAAAAATCCGTTTGAACCAGATCAAGTATCTGAATTAACATCAATAAACTCGGGATATGGATATAAAAATTTACAAGATCCTAATTTTTATAAGAATAAAGATGGATCTTTATCAGGAGCAAATATAGATGGTAGTGGAAGTTTGATTGGAGATGGGAGATTTGATATATCAACAACTACATCTGATCATAATGCACGTACAGTAAATACTTTTTATAATTATGCTGGGTCTACTATACCAGCATCAACGTGTGTTGCAATAGCAACTAGTATTTTTACAATATACAATGAAATTATTCAATTGAGAATACAAAGAGATTCTTTAAGAACAGATTTAAATACAATTAAAGAAAATAAATCTCAAAAAGAACTTTCTTCTTGGGGCGTTAATCGGATAGACAATCAAATTGCAGTAAGACAAACAAAAAATATAAGTGCAATTTCTGCAGTCAAAGCATTTAACTCTGATGTAACTGTGAACGTTGATGCTTTAGTTTTAAGTCTTGATGTTGGAAATCCAGATTCTTATTCTGGTATTGGAACAATTTGGTCTGATAGAAGTGGAAATGGTAATAATGCAACTCTATTTCCAACAACTTCTTCAGCAACATATCAGTATTCTGATGGGTATTATTTATCATTTAATGGTAGAAATCAATATGCACAAACTGGTATTAAAACGACAAATATTCTTGGCATTGGTAATACTTGGACTATGGAAACTTGGTTTAAAGTTGATGGAATTCCCTATGATAATTTTGTAGGAGTAGTAACAACTACTGGAAATATTGGAATTGCTACAACAGCAATTACTGGAATTTCAACCACAGGCATTATTATTGGGCAATATGTCAGATCTAATAATACCAGTATTATTGGATCTGCTACAACAGTTGTAGGAATTGCAACTACTAATGGAGGAACTATTTACATTAAACCAGCATCTTCAAATACTCAAAATTTTAATAAAGTAAGTTTTACTTTTGGAAATTACTCAGTTCAACTCAATTCTTCTACAAATGCAATTGTCGATGCAAATCCTACTATTACTGGAACAAATTTATTAAGTGTTACTCATAGTCAAAATGGAATATTTGCTGGTGTTGCAACAAGTAGATTAGTTTATACAACATCTGGAATTAATACTACACATCTTGTTGGTTCTGCAATCACAAATGGATATTGGTATCATGGAGTTGTTGTTAGAAACGATACCGTAAATACAAAACTTTATATTAATGGAGAATTGAGTAATAGTTATGTTGGAGATTTTCCATTGGGAACTGCAAGCACTACCTCATTTAAAATTGCTGCTTGGACCGATGAACCAGTTTATTCCAATGTATCATTATCAGTTGTTAAAGTATATCAAAGGTCTTATAGTAATGATGAAATTAAAAATAAATTTAATGCTTCTAAGAATAGATATGGACGCATTGGGTAGAATTGCTTGACAACCCGTCTCAGATGCCCTATAATATCAAGGTAATCAATCAAAGACCAAATGCCTTCCGACACTCAAGAGTTCCTGTCCCGTTGCGTCGTGGATACTCTAGCACGTAAGTTCTACCTTTATTCTAGTGAAGGTGGAGAAAAGATTGTAGAGTGTGAGACCGTTGATCAGTTTATGAATGTTCTGGAAGTAGTTCGCACTCA